ATCCATCTTTTGTGTTACGACCACCTATATAAGTAATATAAGCAATTCTGTCGTTAGGGTACATAATCCATTGTACTGTTAAAGCACAATGCACATTCTTATCTTCATCCATAGATAAGATTAGTTGTTGCTGTCCTTGTGCTACTAATAGTTTTAATTGGTCAGCAGTAAATTCACCGTTGCCTTTGTCTAATGCTTTCTGTAGTAAAGGTTCAGCAAAATGCCAAAATTGTTGTACATGATGTGTAGGTACAACATAAACTGTTAATTTCATATTTAATCCTAGTAGTTCTTATCCTACTATTATATATTACCCAACAATAATATAATCGTAAATTACATCTGTATGTACATGGTTTCTATGCCCAATGATTACATTACCTTTGTTTTTTGTTTTAATATAAGTATGAGGTAATTCATCAGCAGAATGTTCTGTTCTAGGTGATAACACAACAACTGAATCAAAACCTAATCGTTCATCATACAATGTAGTTTCAGTAGCACTTGAATTTAGAGTAACTGTGCCTGTATTGTTAGTCTTACCTTCAACACAGTTGTTTACGACTTCTGCAACTAGACGAGGTTCGCCACCTTGAAAAGGTAGCTTACGATACATATTGGTTCTTGCCATTACCTAGTTCCTGTTGGCGTTATATCTACATCTATTCCTACTGCGTTAGTCCAGTTACCTGTAGGTACAATACTAAAACGATGGTATCTACCAAAACTTCGTAAAGATGCACGACCTTCTGACGATGTTGTTACAGCAGCACTAAATGATATGTTATCATCTAGTTCTTTACGACTAGCAACTTTAACTGTAGCAGTACCATTATCAATGGTTGGTCTAGCAAGAGTGACTACAGAGTTGTAACCTACTTCTACATCGGTTGTAATAATTTCAGAATTATAAGTAGAACCTGTAAAAGTAACAATCTTGTCATCTTCAAATCCTGCAAATAAAAACTTACCACCAATAAATAATCGTGAATCTAGTGATGCAGTCATAGCATCTATATCTGTATAACCTAATGATGCAAGACCCTCTAATGTTGTACCTGTAGAGGCAACTGTTCCTACACCTGTGGCTAATGTTTCTACCCTTGACCATTTATTTATTTGCCAGTTATAAACAATCATGTGTCGTTTGCCATCAACTGCTTTATAGTTCCATACAACTAACTTTTTAACAGGGTCAATCGCAGTAGTCATACTATCTAAATCTGTTAATGAACAATCACCAAAGAACCAACGGTCAACTTTTTCTGTACCAATACCTTGAACATTAGTACCATCGCATGAATAAAAACCATCATCTGACAAGAAGAATGATGTATTACCATAAGTTGCAATAGAGTTTCCGTTTAAACAACCTAATCCTCTTGATATAGTGTCTATTTGAAAAAAGAGAGGACTCCCAGAATAACTTAATCTTGCTATTGCTTTTTCAAGGAACACTAAACCAAATTCACCACCTGCAAGACCAGTTATGTTTCCACCGTCAGGAATAATCTGTGAATCTGACTGGCTAGTAGAACCTGTTGACCAATATGCTTGATCATTGATGTCAGACCATTGAATTTTATTAGCATTTGTTCCACCATCTAAATGACCACAGACTACAAAGTCACGAACTATTGTGACATATTTAGCAATCGGTGCTGATGATGTAAATACATTGATGTTGCCTGATGTTGTGCCTGAAACTGTATCTGTGTAAGTAAAAGTGTTAGCATCAACCACAGTAATGGTATAAGTACCGTCTGTTGCAGTTCCTGATGTAATATCTACTCTGTAATCTGTTGCAGTTGTTAATCCATGTCCTGTAATAGTGACAGTTACGGTTGTTCCAGAACGACTGTATGTACCTGTTTTGTAGGTAGATGATTCATAAAAATTAGAACTAGATGCAATGTCCCATGATTGTAATCTTGCAGAGTTATTAGCAGCCAATACTATTTTACCAAATTGTTTGAACTGCCAGTTGTCTGTACTAGAATAACCACCGCTTGTAGATACATCTGCTAAGGCAAGTGTTGTGTTATCCATTTTAAATAGTTTAGTAGAACCACCTGCAAATACCTGAACATCTGCACCAAACTTACCTACAATAATGTTGTTTAAGTTTTCACTAGCAGAACCAGAATAATTTTCTGCATTAGGAAAGCCACTATAACCAAGTGATAGAGGCACTACATTTTTTGCATCGTTTAAACTACCTGCCATAGCAGGTTGGTCTGGCAACCATTCTGTAAATTGTAGTCGTTGTGTTGGCATATTATGACTTCATAATAAACGCAAGTGCGTAGTATGGAGGTAAGTTAGCGTTCGTACCACTAGAACCTGTTGTTGAGTTAGAAACTGTAATTCCTGTTGTTGCTGTATTTGTATTAAAAGTGCTATCAAACCCCGTGCTACTCTCACCACGAGTACCTTGAGGAGTCTCTCCGCCTGCATTAATAGAGTGTGCGTGTCCTAAGTCTGTTACTGTTGCTGTGTGGGTGTGACTTACTACGATTGCATCTTTACTACCACCTGTTTGCGTATAACTTCCTGTAACATTAGTTTTTGCTGCACCACCATCATCAGCATTAGCACCAATAATAAATTTATTTCTTAAGTCTGGAGTGCCACTTGTTCCATTACACAATAACCATCCACTAGGGATAGTAGCAACTGTGCCTGACCACATCATAATCATGCCAGATACAAAGGCGGTTGATGTTGTCCATGTTGGGTCGCTACCTGAACCTTGAGATGTTAAAAATTGACCAGATGTACCTGCACTACCATTAAGTTGAATTTCGCCAGTAAAATTTGCATTACCACTTGCAGTAAATGTTCCACCTACTGTTAAAGAATCACCTGATGCACCTGTTTGAAATTCTTTAAGGTGTGCCATACTTTCACGAATAGCATTGTTAATACCAGAAGGAGGACATCCTTCAGCCAAGTTTACACCATCTATATCGGTGTTATTAGCTGCGGTGCTATCGTATTCACTAATCTTTGTCTTTGCCATGTTTTATCCTTGTCTTAACCATATATTTGATTCAGGTGTATTTTCCATCCATGTTTCACTTCCAATTGCAGAATCAGTCCAATTTTCTGAACCTGCTGCACTGTCTGCCCATAATTCATTACCTACTGTAGATTCAGACCATGTTTCTGTTCCTACTGCACTATCTGACCATTCTTCGCCTAGTATATATCCTATTGTTCCTACTAATGCTTCTGATGTAACTGCTCCACCTGCTGACCATACTGCATTTGCAAAAGATGATAGCGTAGCAGTAGAGTTTATATCTCCTACTGATGTTCTTAATCTTCTTGCTTCTGTTGTAACAGTTGCATTAGCATCTACATCTGCATTTCTACTGTATATAGCAACACCATTAGCAACGACACTTACATTAGAGAATATTGCTCCACTGGCTCTTGCAATAGAATATCCGTCTGCATTAACTAAAGCGTAAGCAGATATATCTCCACTATTTGTTCTTATTCTTACATAATCTATATCAACATTTGCAGATGATGTTATATTTCCTACTGATGTTCTTAATCTTCTTGCATTACCTGTAATATTTGCATCTGCATTAACATCTGCTACACCACTAGCAATTAAAATGCCATTGGCAACTACAGAAACATTAGAAAATATACTGCCACTTGCAACAGCAACTGAATAACCATCTGCATCGACTAACGCATAAGCATTAATACTTGCATTGTTATTTCCAATGATTCTTAAATAATCTACATCAACAGTCGCATCAGATGTAATACCTGCAATACCTTGTTGAATACGAATACCACTAGCAGAAACATCCCCATTAGCAGTAATACTTCCGACAAAAGTTTTAATGCGATACCCATTAGCAGTAATTGTTGCATCAGCAGTTATACTTGCTTGAGCAAGTTGTATATTACCTTCTTCTAGTAATGAACTGAATGGAGTTTCAGCAAATGCATAAAATCCAAACATTATTTACTTTCTAGTGATGTTTTTAACATATTTACAAAAGCATCTTTACCAACAGATAACTGGTCTAGGTTAAACTTTGTGCCGTTTATTTTTTTATCCAAGTCTGCAATATGGTTTACCATTGTTTGCTGTTCTGGTGTCATATCCTCATAATGATATTCAACATCGTCTATCATTATTGGTGTTTTAATGGTTTCTTTTTTATTTTTTGCCATTATAGTTTCCTTATAGTGAAGTTAAAATTACCAAGCTGGCGATAGGGTCACCTTACTTGGGTTAGCAAGTTCAGCTAATTGTTTTTCAACATTAGCTTCTTGTTCTGTTTTATCTACTGAATCCCATACCCAAGCTAGTGCATCTGCTTCTGTTAGGTTATCGTATTCAGTAAATGGTGAATTAGCATCGTAAGTCACACCAACAGAGCCATAAGTTGATGCTGTATGTTCTCCGTCTACACCTGTTAATGTCCAGTGTACTGTGTTAATTACATTGTTGTGACCATCGTGTGATGGTTGTGCATCTAGTGATACTACTTTCCATGTATGCGTTGTCATAGTTTTTCCTTATACTGTTGGTAATGTTGCTGATTTTAGCTCTTCTACTGTAGTCATACTATCAACAGTAGCTGGTGCATCTCTTAATGCTTGTTTTTTAGCAACAATATCAGAAGTATCTGCACCTGTTTCTAATGCTCGCTGAAATTGAACATCTAAAGATTCTAATAATGGTTTACGCTCTTCACGAAATTTGTTCTTGGTAATTTCTTTTGCTTTGTTTATATTAACTTGGATTTTCATCAACTACCTCTTTTTCTGCTTGTTCTGCAAACCATGCGTCTGCACCAATACCTTGTCCATCAGGAGTTCCTAAATCTGTAGCATTTGCTTCCCATGCGTTTCTAAATGTTCTATCACTTGGAACTTCGTTATCTTCTACTATCCAGTAATCTACACCTGCAGGAACATCTTTACGAGCAACTTCGTTTATATCTAATTCACCTGTAGGAATTAATACTGCTAGTCCTTCTTCTGTTTGATATATTATTCTCATATTATTTCCTTATCTAAATATTGCTACACTTACATCTTCAGCATCTGATGCAGTACCTCCAGAAGTTACTGTCCCCACAGAAACTGATGTTGTTGCAAAACTCCAACATAAAGGAGTTCTGGTTGTATTATATGCAGTATGTCCTGCTGATGCTGGTGCTGAGTAATTAGCATCAATCATAGCTGTACTAAAATTAACTGTATAATTTCCAGTACCACTATCAGTAATACTACTTACATTTCCACTACCACGAATTGCTACTGTTCCTGTTCCGTTAAAGATTACCCATGCACGACAACCAGTATCTAATTGCCATGAACCAAAAGAACCTGCTTGTACATTTCTTACATATCTTTGATATGCCCTATCTTCCCAACCAAGAGCATATTGAGTTCCCCAATAATTGCCACCATTTGAATGTCTAAAGCTTTGTACAAACCACCAACCTCCTCCAGTTGGGCAATTTGTTCCACCATTAAGGTCTATTTGAGTTGCAGATTGTGTTTCTGTATCTTGAAAATGAGTATTCCAATTACCTGTGCTTCCAGAGCCTTTCCATTCATATGCTCGAGTTGCTGTACCTGCACTAGTAGCAGTTGTAGCTGTAGTAGCTGTTGTAGCATTTCCTGATAATGAACCAACAAATGTTGTTGCTGTGCAAGTTCCATTGACTTGTAATTTACTACTAGGACTACTAGTACCTATACCTACATTACCACTAGAGTCTATACGCATGCGTTCTGCACTGTTGGTATAAAACTTTGTAGCAGTTGCTTCTTGATTATTAATAACTACATCATTCAATGTATCATACCCAAACAAAACACCATCTGTTGCAGTAGTTCCAGTAGAGTTATTAGTTATTTGTAACTGACCGCTATTTGTTGAACCATATTGAATTTGTAATTGCTTGTTTGGACTACTCGTACCAATACCTACATTACCAGAACTATCTATACGCATACGTTCTGCTTGAGCAGTTCCAAATTGCATAAGTCTGTTAGCTTGGTCATATTGAATAAATCCATCATATTCACCAGCAGCATTTTGTGTATCGCCAAAAAATAAACGACCATAACCACTTGTACCACTAACTAAACTCAATGTAGCATTAGTTGCAGTAGTTGCTTGTCGGAGTAAAGTTAAATCTCCATATCCAGCTGCACTCGTACCTATATTTACATTACCAGTAGAGGTGATACGCATGCGTTCTCTAGGAGAATCACCCTGAGCTTGTGTAGTAAACAACATTGCTTGAGCATAGTTCCCATCAGTTGCATTTTCTTTAATCCCTTGTATAGAAAGACCAGCAGCGGTTGTACCTGCTGCGTTATATTTAACAGAAAACTGAAGACCAGCAGCTGGAGAAGAGTTGTATGCAGTGGTATCTCTTATTAGCAATATTCCATTTGAATCAAGGTCAATATTTGTTTTTACTCCTTCAACTGTTAATTTAGTTGCTAAAGTACTCGTACCAATCCCTACATTACCACTAGAATCTATACGCATGCGTTCTGTGTTATTAGTGCCAAAAACTGTAGGGTGATTTGACTGTGTATATAATGCTGTTCCTCCAACACCTGATGCAACTAAAACTCCAGATATTGTGCCATCACTCCAAGAAAATCCTGTATTAGTAGTGTCAGATGAAGAAGATATAAGAGTTCCTGTTCCAGTATCTGAAACATGAAGTTTAGTGGTAGGACTACTAGTACCTATACCTACTCTATTATTAGTAGAATCTACATAGAGTGTATTTGTATCTACAGTGAGGTCAGCATTAATCGTTTGATTAGCAGTGAATGTATTAGCAACATCGTTCTTTGTAGTATCTGCATCGTATGCTTGTATAGTTGTTCCTATATCAGCAGTATTAACACTGCGTTCAGCAGGATATGTACAGAATACAGTAGATGTACCTGTTAAAGATATAGCACTACCTGCATTAGAAGATTCTAGTATGGTATCACGAGATAAAGTTGTGCCTGATGCTGTATAAGTACCAACACCTATTTCCCAGTCTGTACCATTACCACTTTCGATAGCATAATATGTGGTATTACCATCACCGACTACACTAAAGTCTTGAAACTTTGTGACTGCACTACCTAATGTAAGCGTACCTGTGCCTGTGGTGGTTGTAGTGACCTTTACCCTATCTTTAACGACTAATGCCATGTTTATCCTTTATTGGTAATCGTTATGCTAATGTAACTGATAAGTTGCCTGTTTCTATTTTAAATATGTCACCAGAATCGATTGTTTTCGCTGTGTCGAGTGGTGTGTGGAATAATAAGTTACCACTTGTAGAAGCATCATGTATACCGATGTGTGATACTGTCCCCCAACCTGCTGTTGCTGTTGGAAATGTCACATCAGCAGAGTTTGTAGATACGCCATTAGATGGAGCACCAAAAGTTACAGATGTTCTTGCATATGAACCACCTGATACTTCTGTACCTGTATCTGCATCTGTTGGGTCACTTGTATATAGTGATACATAGACTGTTGCAGGTGATGTGTATGTTGTGTTGCGAAGAACTGCATTAATTAATGCGTTCTCTAAATAATTACTAAATTCAGCCATTGTTGTTTACCTCATTGATAAAGTTATAGTCATTGGACTAGATGGATATTCTGCATCATCGTCACTTCGTGTTAGTGAATCTACGCCTCTTTGGTACAATGCTGCCCAAGTTTGTAGTCTTTCATCATTCATC